GTTTACAGTAATTACGCCGCCAGTCAATGCTGATGGTGCTGTTGTTTCATATAAGTATATATCATGAATAATAGATCCAGCTGGAAGAATTAATGGTGCTGCTGTTGTTGTGCCAATATCACGAATTGGCAATACTACAGCGCCCGATGTTGTTGCAGTTACAGGAGTAACTAAAGTAGCGTCTTGTGAACACATTGCTGCGCCAGTGTTGTCTGGGGCAATAGTGCCATTGTTTGTTGGATTGTTACGTTTGAAAATACGAATTGGGCTAGTAAATGTTGATGACATGATTGATTCCTTATCTTAGTGGTTATCTTATATTGTCTCTAAGTCGTCGTACCGGGAAGTTTCGGTAGTCAATACAAGATGTATCTTCCTATGTTTACTAATGCATAAATTACTAGAATACTGCCCTTAAAAAATAAAAAAGCCACCCAAAGGTGGCTTTTCTACATTAAGTTTCCTTAATTAATTACAGACCAGAAGTGCCGTAGATGTTACGAGCATCATGCCAACCTGTAGCATAACGTTCTGTAGCTTTATAGCGCATTGAGTCAGTCTCAAAGTCACCTTCCATAGATTTCTCCATTGGGCGGCGCATTACTAACATCAAACCGTTTTCAGCGTCAGTTTGTACCCACCAAGCTTTGCTTGAGCTCAAACGTGTTACCACGTGTGTGCCTTTTGGTAACATGCCTGTTGATTTGATTGGGTTCAAATCGTTATCAGCTGTACCTGAACGCAACACAGATTTCAAGATAACTTCAGCTTGAAATTCTAGTGCTGGTGGAACAACCAATTGTTCTGCTTTAAGACGAATACGTTTACCGTTGTTGTCTACTGCAGAGCGGATTTGGATCAACATTTGTTCTACAGATGTTTGTGACAGTGAAGCCGCTGTAGATAGTTGGTTAGAGTAAGATGCACCGTTAGCAATCGGGTGAGCTGTGTTAATCAAAGTAACGCCATCACCACCTACGTAACCTGAAGTGAACGCGAAGTTCAACAAGTTAGCACATAGTGTTTCCTTAGTTTCAATCATAGATTGAGCTAAGTGTTTAGCGAATGTTGAACCGATACGGATGTGATCACCATCTTCCATCAAAACTTTGGTCAAAGCGTAAGCCAAGCCATAGATTTGGTAGATGAAACGTGTGATATACAAAGTACCGCCTTGGTCGTAGCTTACTGGAGTGCCGTCAGGCATTGCAGGAGCTGCGTTCATACCAAATAACATTACTTCTTCGTGATAGTTACGTGGAATACCTTGGATCTGATCTACAAACCCTTTCCACTCATCGTCGCGTTGTTCATAAACGCCATCAAAAACTTCGTTGATAATCGGTTCGACTACCGCACGAAAGTCTGTACTACGCATTGGAGTTGCCATTGCTATTTCCTTTCGTTAATTAGTTAACCGTTGCTGAAGGCGCACGGAATTGGTTATTACAGATTTCAACTTGAAGGATTGTGTATGTATCACCCCAAGCATTTGTGTTACCTGCTGGGTATGCTACTTCACGACCTAAGCCAACGCAACGAACTTGACCTTGAACGCCTGATGCTACTGGAGTTGCAAGCAATGCTGTTGTTGAAAAACCAGCTCCGCCTGAACCAATTGCAGTACCATCTTGAACACGGTATCCTGTTGCTGTTTCAAAGTTAAATTCTGCACCGATGTTCAATGCTGAAACTGAACCGTTAACTTGCGCTTCATAAATAATACCTGGGTCTTGGAAGATCCAGAAAATGATTTGAGTAGATGCATCAAGTGTTGTTTTAGCAGCGTATTTAGCTACTGAACGACGACCGTCTGAGTTTGTGTATTCAACACCATCAAACACGCCATAAACTTTGCCTGATGCGCCAGCTTGAGCAGCTTGGATTAATTGGCCAGATGAGTTAAGCGCTACTGGTTGGTATTGATAAAATGATTGACCTGATGATAATCCATAGATAGCTGTAGAGCTAACTGTAGAGAAGTTACCATTAAATGTGTTAGATCCAGCAAATGGTACTGCGCGATCCAAACCACTTGGGTGGTAAGCCGGTTTCAGGCCAAAGGGTTGTAATGTCGTTGACATATTGTTTTTTCCTTTGTAATTAAGTTGTTATTGAAAACGAATATTTTTTGTCGCTTTGTTAGCTTCTCTTTCCATTTCCAAAATGCCACCTTCCAATATAGATCTGCCGCCTTTGCGATCTTGAGCAGTGTCCCGAACTGAAGCCGTAATATTACGTTGGTGCTCTAGGGGATCTTCAAGATGAAGCATGCGCATCACTTCTTGGTAAACGTCTTCTGGAATCTTAAAAAGAACCATTTCATTGCAACTAATACAGCCTTCAAACTTGCCCGAGCTCATCTTACCTAGTCCTTCAAAGCCTTTCCCTAATTCCGAAGCTTTAACTGGTTCATAACCCAACGCCATGCGTTTGTCGATACTGTCATATGAGTTGGTGGTACTCAACCAACACAAGTGCATCCCTGGCACTGTTCCTGCAGGAATGTCCGGCAGTGCACTATTCTGCCATTTGTCTCTAAACGCATCAAGGCGTTCACGACGTGCCACATCATCTGGATCTGCAACCATAGAACGTTCAATTACTTCTTGTGCACGTTCGGCCATGCGATCATCTAAATCTCGTTTAATTCTTGTATTAGCCATTGTAATTATCCTTTGTTAGCGCGGTCATACGATGCGTATGCGCGGATCATCTTGTTTCGTTTATCTGTATCATCCCAAGCGCCAGCGTCTTTAATCGCTTGAACACGATCACGACTTAACGTGATAGTATTTGGCTTTGTGCTTACGGACGAATTAGCAACACGGCTTGAGGCTGTAGGGCCACCACGTCGTGCTGGATTACCACCTTTTGCTGTGTAGCGATGTGGTAAACGTGCAGATAATCGATTATCAAGTTCAGACCAATATTCAGGGTCTGCAGGATCCCAACCGTCGGAAACCAATTCTTGGTCAATTACTTTTGCAATTCTACTATCTGTATCTCGAGCTTCCGGATCATACCAAGAATTACGACGAACCCATTTATTAGCATTTTGTTGAATTTCTCTAGCTACTGGATTTGGTACGTTTTCTTTTGGTCGTTTTGCCGCTTCGAGTTGGTTCTTTTTATAATGCTGGATTTGTTGAACGCGTTGTTTAGCATCTGTCAACTGTTCCAAATATTCTATTTGACCCGCCGCATCTCCTGTTTGAGCTGCTTGTAACATTTTCATTTTAGCGTACTCTACTCGAGTAACTTCATCTTCTAGCGTCTTATCAATTTGTGCTAATTGATATGATGTTTGATTGTTTTCAATTTGTGCTAGTCGTTGAGCTAATTCTTCGTTACGACGTTCAAGGGATGTAATTTTATGTTTTGATGAAGATTCGCGCTGTTTAGATAACTCTTTTTTTAATCTGCGCTCTTCACGTCGGGCTTCCCGAATTTTTTCTCGATCTTCCTCAGACTCATTAGCATCTTTGGATTGGCCCTCATTATCTTCAAATTCTTCGTCTTCCTGTCCACCGTCATTATTTTCGGTATCTAGTTCTGAATCAAACTCTTCTTGAGCGCTTTCCTCAACCTTAGCTGAGACTGTACCATCATCATGTTCCTTAATAGGAACGTCTTTTTCGTTATCTGCCATTTTCTATCCTTTATACAAAGTTAATCAACAAACGCTTTCATACGTTGTGCGTGCTCAAAAGATTTTACTTTAGAAATAATCTCTCGTGCTTGCAACGTAATGAACACAACCGGAGCGCCTTCATCACCCGCATCAACTACATAGCGATCACCGCCATATTTAATTGTGCGAACTAGGTCCCCCACCTGACACCAAGGTCCTTCGATCCATGGTGATAAATCTTCTAAGTTTTTGTATGCCAAGGGTCCAATTTGAATTACCTTAGCCACAGTCTCATTAAATTTAATGGTTTGCGTTGTCTCGTCTACTAGAATGATCCCACCTTTTGAGGTTGTTTTTTCGCGACGTAGTTGAACTAACACGCGATCGCCTAGCACTTCAATGCCCGGCTCAACACTAGGAAAACATTCTAACTCTGAACGTAAATCTGGCTCGTCCTTAGCCTTTAAATCGTATGCAGCCATTCGGCCTCACTCCTTGCACTATACAGTGCTAATATTGGTCTTCGTCATCCTCGGACAGTAGAGATTCAATAATCCCAAGTGCCTCAGACACTCCTTCTTTTTTACCCACAAAACGTTGATATGTATCAAAGTTGTGGATATTCACTCCAGAGGCGATTGCCTCTGTTATGTCTTTGTCAGCGTTTTTCAAACGCTCAATTAATTCGGATACTAAGTCTTTCATATACGTACTAATACATACACTTAGAAAATTCCGCCCTAAATGTTAATATTTTGATCCGAATTGTTCTTTTACGTTAGTATATGGACCTACTTTTTGACTTTTAGTTACTTTACCTTGCGCTTCGCCTTTTTTCCAATTGTTGTCACGGTGCGAGCCTGATGCGCCTTCTTCTACTTTTTGATCTGGTCCACCAGCGTATCCTGGAGTGCCTGTCATCTTATATGCTTTACGAAATCCTAGTTCTTTTTCCATAATTATTCCTCTGTTGGTATTTGTTGTTGTTCCATTGCCATTTGTTGCTGTTGTTCCATTGCCGCTTGTTGCTGTTGTAATCCTGCTTGGTGTGATTGATCTTGCTGTTGAATATATGCTTCCATTTCGTGTTGACGTGCTTGTTGTTCTGCCTCTTGCATGTGTTGTGCTTGCATTTGAGCTTGTTGTGCTTGGAAATCAAACATTTTTTGTTGCACGTCTATGCCATGTTGACGTAAGTCTGCATCTGCCTCTTGTGTAGCCAATAACGCAGTTTGATCTTGCTCATGCTGCAATGCCATTTGGTCGGCTGATAACCCAATTTGAGCGTTAATTTCAGCAATACGCTCTTTAGTTGAGTTATTAAGGTCAGCCATAGCAATTTGAGTTGCATTTTGGTTAGCATCAAGTTTAACTTGCGTGTCATACTTAGTTTGCAAGTCTTGCATTTTTTGTTGCAGTTCAGCCACTTTAAGTTGATACTCTTGTTGTTTTTCTGCCACTTCTTGTTGCATTCTAGCTTGAGACTCTGCTGCTTTACGTTGAGTTTCAGCCATTTGAGTTTTTAACAACACTTGCGCGGTTGGATCTGAATTCATTGCACTTTGCTGATGCGATTCTTGCATTTTTTGTACTTGTTGCGCCAATGCATTAATTTGTTGCATGTATTGTTGCATTGTATTTTGAGAATCTTCAGCCACCATCTGCGATGCTAATGCAATTGCTTGTTGTGCTTCGATATCTAATGGTTTTTCTTCATGTAGGCTAAACTTATCTTCTCCTCCAGAAGCTTCTGCCACATAAGCACGCATAGATTGCAAGTAGTGCAAGGTCAAATGCTGTTTAATATGTTGCAATGCATTCGGTGCAAATGTCGGTCCAATGAGCGGACTTGCTCCGTATGCAGGGTTCTCTGCATACTCCAAATGAACTTTAATGTGTGCTAGGTGATCTTGATCTGGATACGCTGACGCTGGGCGTCCCATAGTCATTGCCACGTTTTCAAGCGCAGGATTTGATTCTGTTGCTCCTTGCGGATTTGGTAAAATCTCATCAATTGATGGAATTTTTAACTGTTTTAATACGCGACTATACGTTGCACGCAGATCAAACATTCCCGGAGGTGCTGATGATGCCATTTGTAAAATGGCTTGATTTTGGGCTAGACGCTGTGTTTCTGAAAAAATATTAGGGTCTGATACTGGGCGCACATCGTTGTTGTACGCAAAGTCACGAATTTCAATCTCTTCACCAGATTGGTTGTCCATCTCTTCTAGGTACCAATGGTTTAACCTAGAGATGATTGCTAAAGATTTAGCTTGGCTCCGATGTAGACGCGCATGAATGGCTGAAAATACTTTAGCACCTTGTTCAATCAATGCCTGTGTTGTACCAACCGGCATGTTATTATTGGCTTCACCAATTTTTTCTTCTGCCGTCGTTACTACACCTTTGGCCGCGTCAGTTAACCAACCTAAAAGATTAAATAGCACTGATGATGGCGGATTAAACGGCATAGGCATTGCAATCTTGCGAATGTCGTCAACGCCAGGGGCACCTTCAATTTCTACTACTTGCGTCGGTTCAATTCGATCACTTTGTCCACCAATACGTCCGCCTTTAAGTTTGAGCATCGTTTGGCTGTTGTTAATGTGTGCTGCATCCATGAGTGATCTGAGTGCGCCAGTAAGCGCCGCAGAGAGTCCACCAATAAGATGTGGTAGGCCAATAGCATAAGCACCGCGCCAAGGAATAAATTTAAATTCAACATACCATTCCAATTTTATAAGTTTTTCATCGTTGGCTTCCCAGTTACGGTATAGTGCCAAAACATCACCGCTTGACTCATCAATAGTCATGATATACGGTGCACGTTTTCCCTCAGTGATTGGGTCGTCTTTTAATCGAATAAAACAGGTAATTTCATAGATTCGACGTAATCCGTCAATATTTTTAGATGGTAGGTCTTTGCCTTCAATTTTGTTGTTGGCTTTCTCAGATCGCGTTTGGTCGTCCAATGACGCGTCTGATGTGTATGTGTCATCAAGGTCACGGTAAATGCCTTGTTCAATACGTTGTAAGTATGTGTCTTCCGTAATATCTTGAACTTCCGTTACACGAGATGTTGTGTAGAAGTTAGTAGATGAGTATGGT